TATTACTGTACCAAAATCCTGCAGCCATTGCAGCTCAGTCATCTGATCAGGGCCACTGATGGCTGTTGTAGGTCGCCTGATCAAGGCGTCCACTTGATGCTTCTCTACAAGCATTCCGTGTATCTTGGCGACGCCCATCAGCGCAGCCGAAGCCGCGCCAAGCTGCTTATCCTGCTTTGCGAGGCGCGCAACTTCCAGCAATTCGCGGGTTATGAGCTCGGCCGTAACACGTGTCGCGGCGCGGCTCACAACGGCTTTCTGTGCCTCTAACTCAGCCTTGCGAGCTAACACTTTAGCGTTCTTGAGCAAACGCGAACTGCAGGCCGGCAAGGCCGACGGCTTACAGGTCGGATAGGCCTGCCCGTAGGCTTGCGTTGCGCTAAAGCCTTGTTCCACTAGCAGGATTAGAAAGAGCTCCTGTGCGGGCTTTAAAACCGTGATTGTGGGCGTTCGCGACATCTCAGCCGCGAACGGTAAGCAGATACCACACAACAGTCAAATTGTAACATTTCGTGATCGAAAAACATTGGGATGGGTCAACAAAACCATTGACCCGGGTCAATGGTTCGGCTATATTACATCCATAGAAACAAGGAGATGAGCAAATGACTACCGAGACACCCTACAACGGCTGGAGCAATCGCGAGACGTGGCTCGTCAATCTCTGGCTCACCAATGACGAAGCCACCTACAACGAAGTGAGAGGCATGAGTGCTGACCACATCTCAGACTACGTCGAACTTTTGATTGACGATGTCTGCGCCAATCCAACTGTCCCGGGCTTTGCTAACGATCTGATCGGCGCCGCGCTGATCCACGTCAATTGGTTCGAAATCGCCAACAGTCTCAGCGCCGAATAGGTCGAAACGGGCTTTGCCCGTCGCAGCGTAAGACGCTGCCTGATGAGACCACTAACCCGAGTAACGATGATGTACGACCGTGATATGCCTCTGATGCGCTCCCATGCGCTCGCTTCGCCGCAAGGCCTGACCGATGTCATCGCCTTTGTGCTGGCGACCATTCAACAGCCGCTTCAATCGGTTGCCAATCAGATGCGCGACATTCGCTTGAATGGCGCCCAATCAAAGTACCTCTTCGGTTCGAAGCGGATTGGCTACACCTATGCACTCAACCACCAAGAGGTTTTGTTTGCTGCCGTGACTAAGGCTTGCGAACTCAATGACGTGATTGGCGCTGTCGATGTCCTGTCCAATGTACCGGGTTTAGGGATCGTCAAGGCAAGCTTTGTCGCACAGATCTGCGGCTTGGAAGTCGCCTGCCTCGATACCCATAACTTAAAGGCTTTGGGCTTGGCCGAAACAGCTTTCAAGCTGGCCAAGTCGGTCAAGCCTGAAACCAAGCGCGGCAAGATTGACCGTTATGTCGAAATCTGCCGTGAAACCGGCGGTTCAAAGCATTGGTGGAATACCTGGTGCGCCACCGTCGCTGGAAATAGGGCAAACAAATCATTGACTTCGGCCGATATCGTATCTGCCTATCACGTCGCCTGCCTGCAGGCATAACCCAAAGGAGAATGACTATGAGAAACATGCTAGATAGAGCTATGCATTACATGGAGCGGGACCCATCCCGCGCCTACACACTAACCGAATTGAGGCGAGCTACAGGCATAGCCATTCGCTCTCAATATCGCTTGTCCACGCAGCTACTTGATAGCGGTATGGTCGAGCGGGATGGCGGCAGCTACCGCATCGCCGAACACTTGCTATCTAAACATTAACCAAGGTCGAAACGGGCATGAGGTAAGCCCGTCGCAGCGTTAGGCGCTGCCTGATGAGACCAAAGGAAATGACTATGGAAGACTTCCCGCTTGAATGCTTCACCCTTTACGACGGCCTTATCCGCCTCACTCAGGAAGGCATTAACTCATTCACTGTCACCTATGGTGTGCAGATTGAGCCAGGTTTGTCCTACTCGCGCGCTGCAGAGCGCCTAGGCGCTGTCATCATGCATGATGCCGCTTGCGAGTATCGCTTGAACAATAACGATATCGACTAAAGGAGCAACACCAATGAGCTACAAAGGCGAAGTTCAAGTCGGCAACGATCCCAAATGGTACTCGAATGGGTTGCGTTTTGCCACCGCAGACGAGGCAGAGTTGTATGCCAAAGACTTGCTAGGGCGGTGGACCACCGTCCGCTTCATGCAAGTCAGCCCCTCCGACGATCCCGTCACCCACCATTGGAACGGCGACAAGGCTGTCGCCATCGAGGATTGAGCCATGCGCACCATCATCATCGAGCCGGCCATCCAGGCCGGCTACTGGCAGGCAATGCCGGAAGACTACGACCTCTGCGATGCGATCGGCATCGGCCAGTCGCCCACCGAAGCCCTCGATCACTACCTTTTCGCGATCGGCTTCGATGATCTCAACCCTGACTACCGCAGCTTGGCCATCCAGCTGCGTTAGGCCCTGTTTGCCACAGGGAAGCCCGCTGACGCGCGTTCTGCGCTGGCGGGTCTCCCAGCACCCTCCAACCCCAAACGCGCTCACAGAGCGCCCTGAGCAACCAAAATGACCGAAAAACTGATCAACCCGTACTACGACGGCACCAAATGGCGGCTGATCGCCTTCTACCCGAAGCTCGCCGATCGCAAGACCGAGTTCAGCCGCAGCCGCAAGGCCGCGCTCGAACGAGCTCACCTGCACCGCAAGGCCGGCGCCAACGTCGAAATCGCCGAATGCATGTGGGTCGAGCGGATCACCCCGCTCTACTGGTTCGATGCCGACAAGCAGGTGCAATCATGACCCTGCTCGTCTTCGGCGGCGTTGTCCTGTCCGCTATCGCCATCGTCTTCGGCCGGATGGGCGTCTGGGCGGCAGCTGCCGCCTTCCTCGCCTGCCTGGCGGCGATCCCGCTGCTGATCGTCGGCTTCTTCATCGTCGCCGCCATCCACGACGCCAACACCGCCCCCGTCCGCCACAGCTGGGGCACCGAATATCCGCAGGTCATCCCCTGACCCCTCGTCGCCGCCTCTACAACCTGCAGAGGCGGCGATAATTATTTTTCCAGCTATCGGCTCCGACACTATCCGACACTATGTTTACTCGTCCATAATTTGTAATTTTTTCTGGGTTTTTTATTATTATAGGGGCATGTAGGAGTGTGAGCTAGGCGAGTAGACATAGTGTCGGATAGTGTCGGTATGCGGTAAACTCAACGCTTCAGAAACCTTTTTTCGATTTTTCGATTTCTTCGTTCTTTTTGACCACCCAAGCCTCGCAAGCATTGACTTGGTCAGATGTCGAGAGGCTCTTCTTTCCATACAAGGACACGTTCCGCGTGTCCTTCAAGTACCATCTTCCCTTGCTGCCGCCGCTCAGAATGCGCTCATATCCTTGGCCATCCAAACGGGCCGGAAACGCTCGCGTGTTCTTCGGGTCGTCAATCCACGTCTGCAGTCCCGGCTCTGCCGCCGCCATCAACTGATCCTTGGAGAACACCGAAGGCGAACCCATCGCTGCGATAGCGTCCTCCAGCGCCTCATCATTGACGTCTTGCGTCGACACTCCAACCACCGAATGCCACCATCGCGTCTTCGGCGGCGGCGCCTTGGCATCCCACCCCTTCAGATCGATCGACCGCAGGAAGGCCACTACATGCCCGGCTCCGTCACCATCCATCCACTGGTGCAGCCGCGCATAGTAATCCGGCCCCTTGTCCTGCCGCACCTGGCGTTCCGTCACGTCGGTCCAGGCCATGTAGTGGCGGCGGTCCTCCTCCGGCAGATAGAAGCCCTCGTGCCGGTAGTTGGTCGTCATCACCACCCCAACGACGTTCAAAATGGATCGAACCTCGACCCCCTTGGTGTCGATCTGCAGCGTCGCCGGCGGCGCCGCGAGGATCGGCTTCAGATGCTCATACAGCTTCCGCCGGGTCATATTCTCACCGAGGTTATGCACCTCCGAGATCCGCAGCACGACGCTCTGCAGGAACGAATTGAACCGCCCCAGCAGCGCCGTCGGCGTCGCCTCCTGCCAATTCTGCCCGCCCACCCCGAGGATCAGCGGCGCTAGGATCGTATCCTTGCCGGCCCCCGACGGCCCGCCCAGCACCAGCGCGTGGTTCTTCTTCTCCCACGGCCGCTGGATGCAATGCGCCATCCACTTGCTGATCCATTCGGCGTCTTCGGGATAGAGCATCTCCAAATGCCGCCGCCACGGCAGCGCATGTTGCGCCACCCCCGAACACTTCGCCGGCGGCCGGTACAGGTTCAAAATCACATTGTCCTTCTCGGCTTCGATCCCCGCCTTGGTCAGCACCGCGTCTTTGACCAACTTCGGCCGTCCCGGCAGCCACGACACCTGATCCACCGACCGCTGCCGCTTCAGTACCTCCGAAGCCGGTAGCGGCTTGCCCTTTGCGTCGGATATCCCAGTCGGGCCACAGCGCGAATTGACGTTGCTCGCCGGCCACAGATCGCCGGTCGGCATGTAGACAAACTTGCCGGTAGGGTTGTGAGCGTAGAAGTCATAAATCGTCGTCCGCTCTTTCTCTGGCTGAGTGGCATCATCATCAAACGCCGCCGCCGCTAAGTCTGGTCCCGCCTTGTCCTTGGCCAAAATCTCCAACGCCCCCCAGCCGGCCGAATGCGGCTCGATGCTCTCCCACACCCGCTCGAACCCAGGTTCGTCCTTCGACCACGCCAGCGCCAATTCAAAGGCGTCTTCCGGCCACTCCAGCAACGCTCCCTTGATCGCGTGCAGGACCTCTATCCACCAGCCGCGCAAGCCTTCGCCTTCGCCGCCTTCCCAGGGGTTCTTCAGCGCCTCCAGCACCGCCTTGACCGCCGCCACCGAGGGCGCCGCCTGCGGCCCACCTCCGCTCCGCGGAGCTCGCGCCGCCTTGCTAAACGGCGTCTCCGGCAACCACCCGAGGTCGCCCTCCCCCCAAATGACCGATCCAACCACAAAGCCGCCGCGCTTCTGATTGATGCCGCCAGGCAGCCGCCACCAATGCACGCAGTCGGTGCCATCGACCTCCCACGGCACCCGCGCTCTCAGCGCCGTCCATTCTGCCGGCGTCACCCCGTCGCCCAGTCGGTATCCCGCTTGAGCATTGCCTTCGGAGGTCTCAAGCAGCGTCAGCGGTGGCGTCGCTAGCCAGGCGAACTCCGCCGGGTGAACCTTACGTCCGACATCGTCGATGACCAAAGCGTGGACCGAGACGGCCTTCTCCGCCACCCGCTGCCCGCGGGCATTCAGTCCCGACAGCCGCGCCGGGCACCAATACCAGCCAGCCTGCGGGTCGAGCGTCGCCGTCGCCGCCAGCCGCGGCCTATTCATGCTGTTGCTGTCGCAGACATAGACGCCGCTGAGATCATCACCGAAATAAGCGCGCAGAAACGCTCGGCTCGCCTCATTCATCGGTCGAGCTCCCAGCTTTGAGCGCGTTCAGCGTGGGCGAGGCAGATGTGAGCCAGCCACTCGTCGCGGCTCAAAAAAATCTTGTTGTAATGCTCGACCCTGCCATCAGGGGTGACGAGGCCACGGTAATCCAGATGATACTCATCCAGCCGCGGCACCAGCGGTAGCCGCCACGCTAAGACGCCCGATGGCTGCTGCTTAAAACCGGGGTAAATACGCCACGCGACAACCGGGGCTTCGGCGATCTCGATCGGATCGACGATCCATACGCCGTCCACCAGCTGACAGCCGAGGTAGATCTGAACGACAGACCAGCCTGCCGCCGCAGCGACGACAGTGTGTTGATTTTGGGGAGCAGTTTCATTAGCTTTAGGCACGTGATGTTCCTTTCTTCCGTACAGGGATTTGAGGATCAGGAGGCGATATCCCCGGCCACGGGTTATCGCCTTCATCATTTGGTGATTCGTTTTTAACCTACGTTAGTCGGCGAACAGGGTCCATTCACTTCGCGTAGCGCCGCCCTGTGGACAACTTCGCCGCCACCGGCAGCCCCGCCGCCCACGCCGGCGCCTCCGGCGTAAAAGCCGCCCGATCCCAGCCGCTGAACTCGGTTTCCGGCAACTCCCAGACGATTTCATCATGCACTGTCATCACTGGCACTGCCGTCCGATCGAGCATCGCCTCCGCCATCACGTCACGCGCCACCGACTGGACGATATTCTCCACCAGCCGGCCGCCATAGGTCCGTTCGGTGCCCCACTTCTTGGTCACCCCGTTGACCCCGTCGAACACCAACCCGCTTTCCGCCGCCAGCCGCATGTTGTGGTACGTCAAGGGGACACCATTGGGTTTTTTGACCTGCGTTGTCCTCCCAAGCGTCCTGACTGCCATGCCGTGGCTGAGCCCGATCACCGCGCCGTGGCGCTGCACCGATCGCCGCACCGCCTCTTCGACCGCCCGCCAATAGCGCAAGATCGCTGAATTGCCGTCGCGCCACGCCCATAGATGCGCCGTCGCTTGCGCCGCCGTCAGCTCGACGAAGTAGGGTGCCGCAGCCGCCGTCGTCCTAAACTTCTCCGCCCCCATGCCGTAACCACAAGCCAACACCAGCACTTTGCCCAGCTGCCGATTGGCGCTGCCGACCTTGCGCGCCGCTTGGACATAAACATCATCACCCCGCGCGAACGCCTCGACGACGTCCTTCTGCCCCGCCAGCCACGCCAGCACCCTGGCTTCGATCTGACTGAGGTCGGCAGCCACCAGGACATGGCCAGGCTTGGCCACAAAGCAGCCCCTGAGCGTCTTCGAGATCTCCGCCATCGGCGATGCCCAAAACACGTCGAGCCCCTCAGCGAGGCCGATAACCGCCTCTGCGTCGTGGTCCTCTGGCGTCCGTGGTAGATTTTGCGGCTGGATCAGCCGCCCCGCCCAGCGTCCCGTCCGTCCCGCTCCATAGAACTGCAGCAGATGCCGCGCCCTGCCGTCCTTGTTGGAGGCGACGTCGATCATCCGCTCCAGCTTCGCCACCGACGACTTCGCCGCCTGTTGGCGGAGCTCCAGCACCCGATGCACCACCGCCGGATGCCGAGCGTCCAGCGCCACGCCGACTGTTTCACGTGAAACATCCGTCAGTGCCGTGCCTTCGCTAGCCAGCCACGCCATCAGCCGCGCCACCTGGCTGCCGGGCGCCGTCACCCTGCCCTCCGTCAGTTGGGCGCATTCACTATTGATCGCTTCGATCGCCCGCTCCGCTGCCGTCTTCAGCCGCACCACTGCCGCCAGGTCGAGCAGCACGCCCTTGCGGTTGATCTCGCCGTCGAGCAGCGACAACTTCCGTTCGAAAGGATGCAGATCGGGGATCGCCGCGTCGATCGCCCGTTCGGCGCGAACGTCGTCCTCACAGTAGGCGGCGAGCTCCGCCAGTCGGACAGCGTCAACCTCATGCCACGGCGGCGCCCCATTGGCCCTTGGCCGGCCCATCGACAGCATCAAGAGCCGCCGGGTCTCATCCTTGATGGTCGAGAGCCCTAGAGCTCGCCCCGCGGCCAGCAGTCCTGCCGGCAGCCCATAGGCCAGCGCCTTCTGCATCGTGCAGATGAGCCGTGCCGGATTGACATCGACGCCATAATAGCTGGTGAGCACGGCGTGCTCGAAGGCGGCGTTATGGGCGCGAATTTCGCCGCCCACGAAAAGCCGCGTGAGGATGGGGGCAGGAAGTGTCGCCGTGTCCGGCCAGACCACCGACTGCACTGGATCGTCGTCGAACGCCCAGGCAACCACCGTCACGGTGAAGTCGGGGCTGGCGACGTAGTTCTCCAGACCGACCTTGCGGAGGTCGGCACTGCTGAACGTTTCGAAATCGAGATGGAGTTTAGACATTTTTGCCTCATAGTGTTTGTCGGATGATTTATCCGGGCACTATGATATTAGCTGTTGACACCCCTCAATGCAAGGGCTATATTTATAGCATCAACTCAACGCTCATCGACAAGGAAAATGATTATGGCTTATCCCAGCAACATCCACCCCGCCGACGAAATGCAGGCGCTGCGCGCTCAGATCAAGGCACTGCAGGACCGCGAGAGCCAACTTCGCGACGTCCTCCTAGCCGCCAACGACGCCGGCCGCGAGGGTGCCGCCTACCGCGCCTTCGTCATGGTTTCGACCCGCGAGACCCTCGACAAGAACGCCATCACCGCGGCGCTCGGCAAGGACGTCGTCGAGCCGTTCATGCGGAAGAGCGAGATGAAGACCCTCAAGCTGGCCAAAAAGGACGCCTGAGATGGAGAGCCTCAAGTACCAACTCAACAAGCTGTTTTACACGCCTCGGAAACCGCGCAAGCCGGTGATCCATCAGCACATGGGCGTCGTCATCACCCGCAAGAACGGCGGTATCGGCATGTATGTCGCCACCGTCGATGGCAAGGAGTTCTCCAACACTCGGCTTGGTGATTTGAAGCGGCAGATTGGCGAGGCGCTATCCTGAGCTAGAGAACCTGGAGAAATTGCAAATGAATACCCGCAACTACGAGCCGCCGAAGTGGCGCATCAGGGAGCTGATCGACGGCTTGAAGCCCTACCGCCGGATTGTCGAGCGACTGGAGGCACGCGGCTACCCCCGCCTGCCGCAGTCCTCGATCGCCGGCTGGCGGATGCACAATTCGATCCCCAATGTGTGGCTGCCGGCGTTCATCGACCTCGGTCTGGAGAGCCGCGTCATCGTCTCGATCGACGACTTCCGCGAGCCGGAGAGCATCACCCTCGAACCGTTCCCAGAGCTCGCCGATGCCGGCTAGCGGCGCCATCCTCGCCGTCGATCCCGGGGCGGTCTCCGGCGCCGTCGCGCTCTACACCCCGGCGGGCAATCTGGTCGTCGGCGACCTCGCTGTGGTCAACCGCCAGATCGACCCGGCGGCCTTCAGCCGGGTGGTGCGTGACATGGGCGTCAACACCGCCGTCGTCGAGCAGGTCGCATCGATGCCCAAGCAGGGCGTCGCCTCGACCTGGAAGTTCGGCTTCGCCTGTGGCGCCATCTACGGGGTGCTGGCTGCCTGCGGCGTGCCCGTCCATTACGTCACACCGTCGGTGTGGAAGCGCCACCACGGCTTGCTGGGCAAGGACAAGGAGGCCTCCCGCGCCCTCGCCATCAAGCTGCATCCCGGCATCGAGGGGCTGCACCTCAAGAAACACCAGGGGCGCGCAGAGGCGCTGCTGATCCTCGACTGGTTCCGCAACGTCAAACTCAAAGAGCAACAACCGTGATCGAACCTCTGTATAGCTTCCAAGCTGATGCCATCACCAAGATCGAAGTTGGTCATCCGGTCTACCTCGGCTTCGATCCCGGTTTGGGCAAAAGCCGCACCGCGCTGGAGGCCGCCCATCGGCGGGGCGCCAAGCGCATCCTCGTCGCCTGCCACGCCTCCGGCCGCTACGTCTGGGAGGGGGAGACCAAGAAGTGGTCGCCCTACCTGGCGACCGTCGTCAAGGGACCCGCAGACCTCAAGGGTGACGGCGTCAAAATCCTCACCTATGGGCTGATCTCGCAGAAGCTCTCCCCCTATATCGAGGCGGTGCTGCGTGGCCAGGCGTTCGATTTGAGCGTCATCGACGAAGCTCACGCGCTGAAGAACCCCGGCGCCAATCGCACCAAAGCCATCCTCGGCAGGATGTGGCCGAAGCTCGGCACGGTGATCCCGCTGTCGGGCACCCCGGCGCCCAACCACGCCGGTGAGCTCTACCCGATCCTCAAGGCGCTTTACCCGCGGGCGATTGCCGGTGCCAACGGCCGCGACCTGGCGCAGTGGCAGTTCGAAGACCGCTACTGCCGCGTAGTGATGAAACGCTTCGGCACCAGCCCCTATCCGGTGCGGACCATCGAAGGCTCCCAGAACCTCGCGGAGCTCCGCCACCGCCTCGACGGCTTCATGCTCCGCGTCCGCAAGGAAGAGGTACTCAAGGACCTGCCGCCGATCCGCTACGATCTGGTGCCGATCGGCGTCGATACCTACGCCGCAGCGGCGCTGCCCAAACTGCCAATCACATCTGATGACGATTTATTGGACTATCTCAGCGGCCGTTACGGCGACGAGCATGTGATGCGCATTCGCCGGATGCTCGGCCTGCTGAAGGTCGGCCCGAGCATCGAATACCTCGACGACTTCATGCGGGGGCTGCCGGCGCACCGCAAGATCTTGGTGTTCGGGCACCACCGCGAAGTCATCGACAGACTGATGAGCGGCCTGGCCGATTGGTCGCCGGTCAAGATCGACGGCGGCTCCAGTCCGTCAGAGCGTACTGTGGCAATCAACACCTTCCTCACCAACCACCGCTGCCGGATGTTCATCGGTAACATCGCCGCCGCCGGCACCGGCATCACTCTGGTCGGGCCGATGTGCGCCTGCGCTGACGTATTCTTCGTCGAGGCCAGCTACTCCGTCGGCGACAACGTCCAAGCCGCCGCCCGCATCCATAGGATCGGCCAGCACGACGGCGTCGTCGCCCGCTTCTTCACCGCCCACGAGACCCTCGACGACCGCATCCAATCGATCCTCGCGCGGAAAGCCCGCGACTTCAAAGCTTTGTTCGACTGAGAGAAAATCCGTGGCCGAAGAGATCAAATACCACGACTACCCCATCGAAGAGTGCATGGAGGGGGCTGCCGCGATCATCAATCGCGGCGGTCGCGTCCACCAGAAATGGACCTGTCAGCACTGCGGCTCGCGTCAGGGGATGAGCGTGCCGAATAGGTTCTTCCGCAGTGGTCGCTGTGAAGCCTGCAGCAAGGTCACCGCGATCAGCAAGTGCAATTATCTCGCTATTCTTCCAGGAGCTACCGCATGAAACTGACCTTTGAAGCCACCGACGTCCACGATCTCATCAGCCAGGTCGAGAATTTCCTCGGCCCGCAGCGTCTTCTCAATGAGGCGCCGAAGCTGGAGACCCCGACGCCGCCGTCGCCGAAGTTTACCGCCGTGCCAGCAGCGGAGCCTGCAGCCGCCCCCACCGAACTGCCGCAGGAGAAGCGCCGCCCCGGCCGCCCGCGCAAGGAGCCGCCGCCGGCCCAGGAAAACGGTTTGGAAGCCGCCGAAGAGCTCGCCGCGGAGCCTATCGAGGAGCCCGCTGCAGAGCCCCAGAAGGACCCCTTTGTCGAGCCGCCGGTCGATGCCGTCACTCTCCACAAAGTCAAGGAAGAGACCCTCAAGCGGCTGCGCGACCTCTACCTCTCCGGCAAGGGCACCTTCGTCCGCGAGCTGCTGGCCAAGCATGGCCACGGCGCCTTGGTGTTCCCCGAGGTCGAAGCGAAATACTTCCCCGAGATCAAGGCTGACATGGAGAGAGGAATGCACTGAGATGAGCCGCGACAACGACAGCCCCGAAGACCGTTATCGCGTCTTCAGTCGCATCGCACCGATCATCATGGACTTCTACGGCAATCACGCTGGAGAGGCTTTTCATGCGGAGGATTTGCGGCGGCACGTGCTTTGGCTCGACCCAGGCATCGCCCCCGACAGTCCCGGTCGCATCCTGCGCGAACTGCGCCTGCGGGGGTGGCTCAACTACGTGGTCATCAATCGCCGGCAGTCGCTCTACCAGTTCCGCAGCCTCGGCAACGGCTGATGGAGCCGCAGTGGACCCCGCGGATGCAGCAGGTCGCCGAGGAGATCTGCCGCTATGCGCTGGAAACCGGCGAAATGCCGACGCTGATGGAGATCTCCCGGCGCATCGGTCTGTCGCGGGAGCGCACCCGGCAGCTGTGGGCGAGGATCGAACGCCGGGAGCGGGAGAAACGCCTCGATCCTTCGGTCCACATCAAGCGCGCCCAGGCGGGCTATCTGCTGGCGGTGCTCAAGGACATCGAACGGGCCGCGAGGAAAGCCGCCTTGGGGTGGCCGTGGCGCAGCAAACCGAGGCCGCCGCCGAAGCCGCGCCTGCTGAAGCCCAATCCGCCGCCACCGCGTGATCCGCTGGTCGAGTACCTCCGCGCGGAGCGGCTGCGGCAGGAGTGGGAGACGCGCTACTGGCAGGCGAGGGGTGTCGAGGTTGCCAAGCTGATCGAATGCCCCGCGTGTCACGGCACCGCGGTGCAGGGTAATGATTGGTGTCCGGTATGTGCTGGTGAAGGAACCGTCGATTGGGTGAAAACCAAATGAAGCTTGACCCCCGCATTCGCGGACCACGCGAGCCGCGCGAAGCCGAGATCGCTTTGCTCAAGGCGATCCTGGCGGAATTGGTGCGGATCAGGCAGCTGCTGGAGGACGAGGTCGAAGTGTTTTCGGAGCCCCGAGAATGACTGAGCTGACCTTGGTGGAGAAGCTGCGTGCTTTCGCCATGGCCGAAGCCCGCCATGGGATCGGACGCCAGCGCAAGGATCTATTCAATGAAGCCGCCGAGGCCTTGGAGGCTGTAGAGAAGCAGCGGGACAATCTGTTGACCGACCGCGACGCCTGGAAGCAGCGCGCCTGGGCCGCGGAGCAGTCCTGATGCTCGACGCCAACGTCGTCATCACCAAGTGCGTGCAGGCCGTCTACGAGGCTGCCGACCGCTATCATCCGGCGCTGGTCGGGGTCATCGCCGGCCGCGTCCTGCCGCTGTCCGACGGCTCCCAGGTGGTCAAAATCAAGGTTAACATCCAGTACCGCAACGGTCAGGAGAAGTTCGCCCCATTGGATTGCAACATCGACAATGTCGGCAACATCTCGCTGAAGGAGCATCGCGAGTGAGCCTCGACTTTCTCCTCGATCTGGTGATCGGCGTGACCATGTTGTCCGCCATCGGCATCATGGCCTGGGTCTGGTTCCGCTGGGACCGGCTCAATGGCGACCGCCCGCCAGACAAATTCGAGGAGCCACGGAAATGAACCAGCACGCAGCCTGCAGTCCGTCGTCAGCGGCAATGTGGATGTCGTGCCCGGCGTCGATCACCCTGGCGGAAGGCCGCACGCGGCCGTCTTCGAAATACGCCAAGGAGGGCACCGCCGCCCACATGATTGCCGAGATGATCCTCGGTGGGGAGATTTTTCCGCCTGGCAAGGTCGAGGTCGAAGGCACCCAATTCATTG